AACAATGATCTGATAGCGTTAGCTCTTTCGAGTTTGTCCTCGATACTTCCCACATCGCTAGGTGCTCTCGAGACAGAGCGTAAACCGATATCTTCTCCCACGATGGTTGTTGTAGTACTAGTCCAAGTAGCATCAGTGTTTCCAGTAGCTGTTGATAGCTTTCTTTCATCGGTCGGAATATCTTTTGCTGCTCTTTGCTCATCTCGTCCGGACTTAATGTGCTCAAATCCTGGAAAATCTGAAATTTGTTTTTTAATAAATCCATAACTACCTACTAATCTTTCATAAAATATGTTAGCACGTCCAAATTGTTGTCTCGTTATGGGCTCTTTATTATCAACACATCTTTGCCAATGAGCTTCTATATTAGAATCATACATAAGTATGCGCTCTACATCATTATTCCTTTCTATTCCTGCTAGATAATCTACATCCTCTTCACTTAGCATTTGTTTTCTACCAAATGTTTGACTCCAAATTAATTCACCATATGGCGATCTATCCCAGAATACTTTTTGTCCAGCATATTTTTGATATAATTCAACTAACTCTTCTAAATAAGATTCTCCATTGTAACCAGATTGAAAATACTTTTTATTAGGTGGCCCCATGTGAACAATCTTGTAACCAAGTCTTTTATAATGTTCAGCTATGGTCGATTTTCCAACTCTATCAACCCCTTCACATATAATCCATGACATAATTATTATTCCTTATATTAGAATTTTCTATATTGATTATACAAATGATTCTTTTTGGCGAAGTTAATGAAGATTAACTATAAATTTTCAATTAGTTTGTTGCTTTTCTTTCTATTTACTTCTTTTGTAACTACTCTTAAATTCCAAGGTACATGAAGTCCAGAGACAATTTCGCCCTGCAAAGGGATAATATGATCAACTTCATGAGGAATTCCTGTTTCTTTAGTAAGTCTAGTAGATTCTTTATAAAATTCACCTATTAAAAAGTTCTGATCTTCTTGTAGATCTAAAGTTGCATGCTTTTTAACAGCTTTATATGTAGCGGTATAGGCAGCACATTTATTGAGATTGTCTTCTCTCCAATCTTTGTTCATTTCTTTAACTTTCTCAGGGTTTTTTGCCACCCACTTAGAGACTATTTTTTGTATTTTATCTGGATTTCTTCTGTTCCAATCTCTATTTTTAGTTTTACAACATTCTTTACATTGACTTTGTAATCCATCTTTTGATATAGCTCTTTTGCTATATTTACTTAATGCTTTATTTTGTTTACAGTTCCCACAAATTTTCATATCTGTTTTTTAGCGTGTTGTGCAGCGTTATATGCAGATTGACCTTTCAACTGATTCATTTCAGCCTCATGAGCTTCTTGCTCTCTCTTGTGTTTACCTTCAGCCATCTGTTGAGCATGTTGAGCTTCTTGGGCTTTCTGTTGTTGTTCAGCTTGAGCACTTTGTTGTTCAGCTTGCCCTTGTTGTGCTTGAGCTTCTTGTGCTTGTTTTTGTTGCTCCATCTGCATTAACATAGTTTGCCATTGTAAGAACATTGGGTCACCAGGAATGTATTGTAGTTCTGGTTTTTTAGAAGCACCCTTATCAGCAAAGAATTCTTCTCTAATTTCACCACGTGTCATATTCTTTTCAACAACTGCCCAAAAGGCTTGGTTCATTGGAAGATCACCAACAGCATGTTTAATCTTAGGTTTACGAGCAGCAGTTAGTAAATCATTCATGGATCTATTAACTGTCATTTCAGCTTGTAGCAGTGCTATTTCTGTTTGAGGGGTTTCGTCTGTGTATCCTTCAAATTGAAATCTATACTTATTTGCATATTCTGGATCAATAGATGGAATAATATCTCTATTAATTAAGTCTTCTAAGAACATTAGAATAGGGTAAAGACCTCTTTCTCTAGAGAATTCAATCTTAGACTCTCCAGACTGTTGATTCATTGCTTTACCACCAGTAACAAGAAGATCGAGACCGAGTTCTAATGGATCAATTTGAAACTGAGTACATATAGCACGCATTAAGTGCATATTGTAGTTCAAGTATTCCATTTCTTTAGAACCACCGGCCATTGGAACCCATTGAACGTCATCAAGACCTGCAACGATTGGAGTTCTCCAAGCATTTTGAGCGCCATTGATTAGGTTATAGAATTGTCTACGGAAAGCAGTTAATTGAGATTGAGTAACAGTACCTTTTAAATGTAGAACACCTTTAGCAGCTTGTCCGTGTGTAAAAAAGTTAGAGTTATATGTCTCAGTATTCATGTGATTAGTAATGTTAAGAATAGCTAACTCTAGTGGAGAGTAAGCGTATCCATTACTATCTGCAAAGTTTTGAGGAGAGAATAATTTGAAGATAAGATCTTCGTCACCAAATACAGCAAGAGGTCTTTGATCAAAAGCCACTTGAATATACTTATAATATTCAATTGGGTGTTCAAATGTAGTTTGACCTAATAATGGATCGTTATTTGAACTAGGCTTTTGTAGATTTTTAACGGCTTCCATGTTGCCTTCAACTTGTTCTTTACTCATACTTTTATTTATGATATAAAGGTTTTCAGCTGGAAGTGGTCTAAATCTATGAAGGGAACCTTTTCTTGTCTTAACTTTTTCAACACCAATATGTCCAAAAGTTAATGCATCTCTAACTACAAGTTTAATGAACTCACCAAACAACATCTTATCGTCAGATGGAGTATTATCAAGTCTACCGCAGTTGTAGATAAAAGCTTGAAGATTGTTTATTTCTTGATGATCAGCTTCAGAGTAGTCCTCATGCTCATCTCTCTTAACAATCCTAAATCCCATATCAAATTTCTTAATCTGAGGTCTAGAGAATCTAATTAGAGTATCTGTTCTGTTTTGAATAATTGCAGATACAAGCCAATCACGTAAAGAAACATCTTTTAGAGTTCTATTAGAAAGTCTTGAGACTTTATTTCTATACAGTGTTTGTGAGCTTTGTTGAGCAAAAAATGGATCAGTGATTATAGCTTTACGGCCAACATCTTCTTCTCCCATCTCACCTGGGCGAGGCTGATTGACAGCTATTTCAGGTACAGCATCTGGATCAGCTCCGGTGCCTTTAACAAGTAGGTCATCAATATCTTCTTTTGTGTTTTTAAACAAATTATCCCATATCGCCATATTATTTCTCCGTTTCCTTAATTATACTATTTTATTGTGCTTCTTCAAGTTCTCTTCTTTTGTAATCACCCTTAAGTTCCAAGGCACATGAAGTCCGGATACTGTCTTACCTTTTAATGGAACTATGTGATCAACATCATAAGGAACTTTTGTTATATCTTCTAACTCTTTAGCATCCGTATATAACTTCTCTATCTGTTTTAATTGCTCTTCTGTTAGCCACTTAGGAGTTCTTTGTAATTTGTCAGCTCTACGTTTAGCTCCAGCAGCATTGCATTTATCTGGATTTCTAAGTGCCCAGTTTTTTTGAGCTTCTGCTTTTCTTTGTTTTTCACACTCTTCATCTTGACAAATAGTAGAATTAGACATTTGACTAATATCTATACTAGAATTACAATATCTACATTTTTTATCTTTTATTTTTTCTATTTTTTTTAGTAATTTATTTTTTGTAGTCATAATATTCTTATGACTTTTGTTTACTTTATACCACCTAGAGTCTGTAATCTTATTCTTACTCTTTCTACATTCTCTAGAACAAATAATAGTTAATTTAGTCCTAGGGCTAAATTCTTTGTTGCATATTTCGCATTTTACTTGAACTTTCATTTTTATATTATACCAGTTTTTAATGGTATATCTAGTATTTAGAGGCTCCATAAGAAGTTTCCACCACCATTTAGATCATCGTCATCACTATCTAAGTCCGATGGTTTACCTATTTTTCCTAAATTACTTGTATCTACTTCTGAGTTAAAGCGTATTCCAGCTGTTTGAGCATATTCTTGAGGGGTTGGTGTTTTAAAGTAATTACCTGAATTATCAACTATTTTATTGTCTTCTAGGTCTAATCCACCACTGCCCATAATAAGAGTTTGTTTACCAAGTAACATGGTGAGTGGATATCTTAAAGCATCGAGCCAATGGTCGTACTCAGTGTCGGGCATCTCTGTTATCGTACCATCTGCTGCAGTCTTAAAATGGTATGTTAGAAACTCTTCAATTAAAGGTCCGCATGTCTCTTTAGCAAGGTGTAACCTAGTATCCATAGTACCTGGAACTCTTAATAGCTTCTTTATAACTTGAGTACCGGTATTGATCGATTTATCATTTTCAGATGCCGTCGGTAATCCTGCTTTTCTCATCTCAGTTACTGCACCTTGATCGGCAATATCAGGAAAATATAACTGACATCTATACATGCTGTGCCATCTTGTTTTAAGATGATGTACCCATTCTGGCTGAGAAACATATGTCATACCATCTGCTCTAACAATAAATACTTGATCTCTTTTATCAATAAAGAAATAAACAACAGTATTTGGATTACTCCAACCCCAGTCAACTCCAGCATAACAGCTAAGATTCATTGAGTGACATTTCTTAACAAATAAATCATGTGTACATTCTCCTGGAAATTCAATCCCTGTAAGTTTAAACCACATTTGATTCCATGTATTTACATGTAATTTCTCTTCAAATTCTTTATAAATAATACCTTCAACTGAAGGTTTAAGATTCATAAGCTGTGCTAATGCCCAATCTGTACTCTCTGATCTAACTTTTTGAATTAGTTCCCCGATCGGTTTTAGCATCCATGATTTTGATTGTTGCTTCTTTGCATCACCTAAACAGATTGCAGCAGCAGGACAAGTTAGGCACTTTTCACCAGGCATTGTATGTTGAACATATTCTTTTGCTTTTTTGGTGTCTTTTAATTTGAAAGTAGCTTCATCTATTACTTCCATATTATCAATAATATGATATGAAACTGTAGGTTTTGTTCCACTTCTAGAATCAGGACATCTTGCAGTAAATTCAAATGCTGTCCACTTACGAACATGTCGACCAGCTTGTTCAGCTTCTTCAATCATTCTATTCATTAGACCATATCTAGATTTACGTGTAGAAATCCCCACTCTTAAAGCAATTTTACTACCTTTTGAATCGAGCATACCTGCAATTTCTTTAAAAGCCTTTAATCCTTCTCCGGTAACAGTGTCGATCTCATCTGTTACAACCAATGGAACGTGAGGACCATTACATGCTTTAAGTGTACACGGGAGAACTTCTATTGTTACTAGTTCTCCGTCAATATTAAACGTAGATTTTTCCATGTTTAATTTTTGTAATACTCTATCTTCTTGAGCAATCGTTTTGTCTTCAATAATTGAACGAATTCTAGGAGATAGCATGAACTTTGTTTGATATTCATAACATCGTTTAGCCTGTGCTAACACCGCACCAATATGACAGATATCTCTACCGTCATGTAACATTATCAATAACTCTGCAATCGCCATACCAAGAGTCTTTCCTGATCCTCGTCCTGCAACATACAATAATTCTTCTATGTGTTCTGGGTTATTCTTATTGACGCAGATGTCATAAACCTGCCAGATGATCTCTAATGGATTCGTATCAGCAAATCTAGAGACAGTACAATCTGGAAGATATAAACCAAAGAATAATTGAATGAACTTAGAAAGTTCTTCTTTTGTTTGGCATTTCTTAAAGAATAATTTTTTACGTTGTTCTAAAGAAAGTGCATCTAAGCCAGTTGACTTCTTCTTGCTCATTATTTATCCTCTTCTTGTCTAAGAAGGGCGTCTAAATCTAATTCTACTTCTTTTGGTTGTGCTTCTACTTTTTTAGGCTCTTTAGGTGCTAGAGCATCAAACATAGGTGACATCTTGTTGTCTTTAGCATTAGGTGTTGCACCTTGAACTATCTTAGCTAATGTCTCTGTAATCTCTTTATAATCTTTAATAGATGTAATTCTTAAACTAGGAAGAGGCGACGCTGGATCAAGGATATAATCTCTCATTTGTTTTAAGTGTTCAGCAGATGCAACACTTAACATAGCAGTAAG